GCAAGGGCGCGCTGATCCGCGCGACGGACGAATGGGAGCGCACCGCGTGGCGCTGGTACTGCGATGCACTGGATGCGGTGGGGCTGGACAGCGCCGACTGCAGGGCGGGGCTTGAGCGGCTCCGATGATCGACGACGCGGAGATGGCGGCGCAGATCGATGCTCTGGCGATGGATCGCTTCGAGGCCAGCCGCGCCGGCATCGCCGCCGCGGCGCCGATGCATCCGGTGGCATGCGCCGACTGCGGCGTGTGCATCCCGCCGGAACGGCTGCGGATCGTGCCAACTGCAATGCGTTGCGTGCGCTGCCAGGCGCGATTGGAAAATTGACACGGGGGAGAAGGATGCAAGCGATCAATTGGGACATCGTCATCAAGGCCATCACGCTGTTGGTGCTGCTGGGCAATACGACGGCAACGATCGTGCTTTTCGTTCGTCGAAGGAACGATCAGCGCATCATGCAGATCGAAAAGCGCCAAGATGAAATCGACGAGCGAATCGATCAAACGAACGCGCGGCTGGGTGCCGCGATCGCGGATCGCAATGAGAAACATGCAGAGGTCACCAGCCGCCTTGCAGTCATCGAGGCGCGGATGGATGGCATGCCCACGCACGCCGACCTGAACGACATCCGCTCGAAACTGGGAACGGTCGAGGCGCAGACCGCCGCTATCAACGAGCGGTCCCGCGCAACGCATGAGCTGGTGCAGACGCTCAGCCAACATCTCTTGGAGAACGGTAAATGAGTAAGACGTTTGAAGAGCGGCTGACCGAGGATCGACGCCTGATGATCCTGCGGATCCTGCAGCAAATGCCCGCAAACCGATCGAACAGCAGCGTGATCGCGGATTCCATGAGTCTGTGGGGCCACCACCTGAGCCGCGACTACGTGCGGACCCAGCTGCGCTGGCTCGAAGAGCAGGAGCTGATGTACGTCGAGGATGTCCGCGGCGTGTTGGTGGTCAATCTCACCGAGCGCGGCCACGACGTGGCCACGGGCGCCGCGGTGGTCGACGGCGTCAAGAAGCCGAGGGGCTGACATGGCTCGCCGTATCGGGAGCGTGGACCGCACCCCGGACAACATGCGCAAGGTCATCGACGCGGTGCTGCGCACCAACCGCATGACCGTCGACGAGCTGCGGCAGCATCTGGCCACGCTCTATCCCGAGGCCGAGGTGCCGTCGCGCAGCGCGCTGTATCGCTATAGGGGCAGCATCGAGGCGCTCACCGGCCGCATGCGCGACATGCAGATCGCCGCGCAGACGATCGTCGCCGACCTGGGCGAGAACCCGGACGACAAGGCCGGCGCGCTGCTGGTGCAGGCGATCACCGCCCTGACGGCGAACGCCGCACTCGAAGCGAACGCCGAGGGTGCCGAGGTGGGCATCGAAGACGTGCGCAAGCTGGCCCGCGCCGCGCGCGACGTGATCAGTGCGCGCAGCATGTCGCTCAAGGAGCGGCAGCAGATCGAGGCGATGGCGCGCGAGAAGCTGCTGCGCGAGCAGTCGGAACGCCTGGACAAGGTCGTCAAGAGCGGCGGCCTGAGCGAGGAGACCGCGGCGGACCTGCGCCGGAAGATTCTGGGGATCGGCTGATGGTGCCGGATCTTCTCAAGGCCGAACTGCCCGCCTCAATCGCCGACGCGATCCACGGCAGCACGGATTCCGTCGCGCTGAAATACCAGCGCCAATGGATCGCGGATGACGGCCCGCTCAAGGTCGCCGAGAAGTCGCGCCGCGTCGGCCTGACGTGGGCCGAAGCGTCGGACAACGTGCTGACCGCATCGAAGGCGCGGCAGTCCGGTGGCATGAACTGCTACTACATCGGCTACAACATGGACATGGCGATCGAGTACATCGAAGCCTGCGCCATGTGGGCGCGCGTGTTCAACGAGGCCGTGTCGGAGATCGAGGAAGGCGAGGAAGTCTTCAAGGCCGGCGACGATGAAAAGCACATCAAGACCTACACGATCCGCTTTGCTTCGGGCTTCCGCATTGTGGCGCTGTCCTCGCGGCCTGCGAACCTGCGCGGCAAGCAGGGCGTGGTGGTGATCGACGAGGCGGCGTTCCACAACGACCTGGGCGAACTGCTCAAGGCCGCGCTGGCGCTGTTGATCTGGGGCGGCAAGGTCCGCGTGATCAGTACCCACGACGGCGATCAGAACCCGTTCAACGAGCTGATCAACGACATCCGGTCGAAGAAGCGCAAGGGCAGCGTTCACCGCATCACATTCCGCGAGGCCGTCGAGCAGGGCCTGTTCGGCCGCGTCTGCATGCGCAAGGGCGTGCCGTGGAATGCCGAGGAACAGGCGAAGTGGATCGCGGACGTGTATGCGTTCTACGGCGACAGCGCCGAGGAAGAGCTGGACGTGGTGCCGTCGCAAGGCAGCGGCGCGTGGCTGACCAGCGCGCTGATTGAGGCGCGCATGTACGACGCGCCGGTGTACCGCTACGACTGCCCGGCCGGCTTCGAGCGCCTCCCGGATTCCACGCGGTGGGATGCCGTGCAGGAATGGCTGGATGCGGAGATCGCGCCGGCGCTGGCGCAGTTGGATCCGGATGGCGAGAGCTGCTACGGCCAAGACTTCGGCCGCAGTGGCGACCTCACGGTGGGCGTGCCGGCGATCATCGAGAAGAACCTCAAGCGCCGCGTGCCCTTCACCTTCGAGCTGCGCAACATGCCGCACAAGCAGCAGATCCAAGTGGTGAGCTTCGTGCTGCGCGGCCTGCCGCGCATGCGCAAGGCTGCGCTGGACGCCAGGGGCAACGGCCACGCGATGGCCGAGTTCCTTGCGCAGGACTTCGGCTGGGAGCGCGTGGAGCTGGTGATGCTGACCGAAGGCTGGTACCGCGAGCAGATGCCGCCGCTTAAGGTGGCCTTCGAGGACGACACCATCGCCCTGCCGCGCGACCGCGATACGTTGACCGACCTGCGATCGATCAAGGTGGTCAAGGGTGTGCCGCGCCTGCCCGAGAAGCGCGGCAGCAGCAGCGACGGCGGCAAGCGCCACGGCGACGCCGGCATTGCCGTGGCCCTGATGCATTACGCCAGCCGCAACATGAGCTACGAGATCGCATTCCACAGCGCCGGCGCCACGGGCGCCACGCGCGTGGTGGAGGCCCACACCGAAATGCGCGTGACCATCACCACCACCGGCTGGGGCACCGTCTCCGGCCGCACCGACACGGCGGGCTTTGTATGACCGACAAGATCGAGACCCCGCGCCCCGGGCTGGAGATCGCCACCACCGGCGACGGCCGCGACATCACCAAGCCTTTCACCACCGGCCTGATGCAGTCCAGCGACCGTGTACTGACCGGGCGAGGCGGCGGCGACCTGCAGATCTACGAGCAGGTGGCATCGGACACACAGGTCAAAGCGTGCTTCGAGCAGCGCCGCAGCGCGGTGACCAGCCGCGAATGGGTGGTCGAGCCTGCCAGCGATCGCCGCGCCGACCGCAAGGCTGCAGACTTCGGGCGCGAACAGCTCAAGCGTGTGGGCTGGGACCGTGTGACCGACCGTATGCTGTGGGGCGTGTTCTACGGATTCAGCCCGGCCGAGCTGATCTGGCAGGTTCAGGACGGCAAGCTGGGCTGGGAGGCGATCAAGGTGCGCAACCGCCGCCGCTTCCGGTTCGACGTGTCGGGCGAGCTTCGCCTGCTCACGCCGCAGAACATGCTGCAGGGCGAGCCGGCGAAGCCGCCGTATTTCTGGCACATCGCCACCGGCGCGGACAACGATGACGAGCCCTATGGCCTCGGCCTTGCGCACTGGTGCTACTGGCCGGTGCTGTTCAAGCGTCACGGCATCGGATTCTGGCTGACCTTCCTGGAGAAGTTCGGCATGCCCACCGGCGTGGGCAAGTTCCCGGCGAACGCGAGCGACGCCGAGATCATGAAGCTGCTCGGCGCGATCCGGGCGATCCGCACCGACTCCGGTGTGGCCATCCCGCAAGGCATGGAGATCGACCTGCTCGAAGCGGCGCGCAGCGGCGCGGCCGACTACGAGGCGCTGCACGAC